TGAAGCCGGACTCACACCACCTGCATGGGCGGCTGCTGCCTTCGAGTCAGGGCTGAATAAATCAACTCAGGAGGATAACGATGACGCCCGAGCTGCGTAATCTCCCGCACATTGCCAGTATGGCATTCAACGAACCACTGCTGCTGGAACCCGCCTACGCGCGGGTTTTCTTTTGCGCGTTGGCCGGGCAGCTTGGCATCACCCGGCTGACTGACACGGTATCGGGTACCACGCTGGATGCTGAGCAAATGGCGGAGCCGCTGATGCTGTTCGGTAATGATGAGGCGGGGCCGCGTCCGGTACGAGGTTACCAGGTGGAAAAAGGTATAGCAGTGCTTCCGGTCGCCGGCACGCTGGTCAGTAAAACCCGCTCGCTGCAGCCTTATTCTGGTATGACCGGATACAACGGGGTGATTGCCCGCCTGCAGCAGGCCATCAGTGACCCGGAAGTTGACGGCATTCTGCTGGATATGGATACCCCTGGGGGCATGGTGGCGGGGGCATTCGACTGCGCTGACATCATTGCCAGGGCTCGCGATAAAAAACCTATCTGGGCGCTGGCGAATGACATGAACTGCAGCGCCGGGCAGCTCATTGCCAGTGCCGCATCGCGCAGGCTGGTAACGCAAACGGCAAGAACAGGCTCCATTGGCGTCATGATGGCGCACAGCAACTATGGGCAGGTTCTGAAATCGCAAGGTGTGGAAGTCACGCTGATTTATAGCGGTGAGCACAAGGTTGATGGCAACCCTTACGAGAAATTGCCGAAGGATGTACGCGAGGCATTCCAGGCGCGTATCGATGCAACCCGGCAGATGTTTGCTGAAAAAGTCGCGGGTTACACCGGAATGTCCGTTCAGGCGGTGCTTGATACCGAAGCGGCCGTTTTCTCTGGTCAGGAGTCTGTCGACAGTGGGCTGGCAGACGAACTCGTAAACAATACTGACGCGATCGACGTAATGCGTGAGGCGTTGGATATGAAAAATACTATCCATTATGGAGGAAGCATGAATAAACCTAACGCTGCGTCTGCGGCAATTAATCAACCCGTTGTGGCAACCAGTGATTCCTCTCCGGCCAACAACGAGATTGTTGCCACGCAACCTGCCGCACCTCTCACGCAGCAGGCTCCCGACGTTGCTGAGCAGATTAACGCTGCGGTGGCGGCAGAGAACGGCCGAATTATGGGGATCCTCAATTGCGAGGAGGCCCAGGGGCGTGAGGCACAGGCCCGCGCGCTGGCCGAAACGCCCGGGATGACCGTTGAAACTGCTCAGCGCATCCTTGCGGCTGCTCCTCAAAGTGCCCAGGCGCGCAGCGAAACGGCGCTGGACAGGCAGATGGAATCTGCGCCTGCGGCGCTGTCCGCTAATACTCCGTCGTCTGATGAAGCCGACGATCTGTTGAATACTCCGGTTTAAGAGGCTTACATGGCTAACGTAGAAACTTTCACTCACCATCAACCGCTGGGCAATAGCGACCCGGCGCATACCGCATACGGCGCCGGCGCTCTGGCGGCAGCAACACCAGCGATGACGCCGCTGATGCTCGATGCCACGTCAGGCAAGCTGGTGGCCTGGGATGGCGAACATGCTGGCGCCGCGAGCGGCATTCTGGCCATCAGTGCCGACCAGAACAGTCAGGAACTTACGTTCTTCAAGTCCGGTTCCTTTCGCGTCGAGGATGTCGCCTGGCCGGAGGCCGTCACCGACGAAGGCATTAAGCGCAATGCGTTTTCCGGAACGGCCATCAGCATCGTTTAACCCGGCCCTGACTTTAAAGTAAATCCACAACCTTTCATCCGAGCCGCTGCAGCGGCTTTTTTTACGGGAAAAATCTATGTCAATTTACACCACTGCTCAGCTGCTGGCGGTTAATGAGAAGAAGTTCAAGTTTGACCCGCTGTTTCTGCGGATCTTCTTTCGCGAGAGCTACCCTTTCACCACTGAGAAGGTTTACCTGTCCCAGATCCCCGGGCTGGTCAATATGGCGCTTTATGTCTCGCCTATTGTCTCCGGCAAGGTCATCCGCAGCCGCGGCGGTGCAACTTCCGAATTTACCCCGGGTTACGTCAAACCGAAGCATGAGGTCAATCCGCAGATGACCCTGCGCCGGCTGCCAGATGAAGATCCGCAGAAACTTGCCGATCCCGCTTACCGCCGCCGCCGCATCATCCTTCAGAACATGAAAGATGAAGAGCTGGCGATCGCCCAGGTTGAAGAAATGCAGGCGGTCTCAGCGGTTCTCAACGGGAAGTACACGATGACCGGCGAAGCCTTCGAGCCTGTAGAAGTGGATATGGGCCGCAGCGCCGGCAACAACATCATTCAGGCGGGGGCTGCCGGTTGGTCGAGCCGTGACAAGGAAACGTATGACCCAACCGATGACATTGAAGCCTATTCGATCAATGCCAGCGGCGTGGTCAACATTATCGTTTTCGATGCTAAGGGCTGGGCGTTATTCCGTTCGTTTAAGGCGGTAAAAGAGAAGCTGGATACGCGCCGCGGCTCTAACTCCGAGCTGGAAACGGCATTGAAAGATCTGGGTGAGGCCGTTTCTTACAAAGGCATGTATGGCGATGTGGCCATCGTAGTTTATTCGGGCCAGTACGTTGAGGCTGGTGCGAAAAAGAATTACATGCCTGATCTGACCATGGTGCTGGGCAATACCCAGGCCCGCGGTCTTCGCACCTACGGCTGTATTCAGGATGTGGATGCACAGCGCGAAGGTATTAATGCGTCGACCCGTTACCCCAAAAACTGGGTACAAACGGGTGATCCTGCCCGAGAGTTCACCATGATCCAGTCGGCCCCGCTAATGCTTCTCGCTGACCCTGACCAGTTTGTCACGGTCAAACTGGCGTAATCCCGACATCGGCCCAGCAGGGCCGTTTTTTCTTTCTGAGAGGAAGTTATTTATGACCAAAGAAGAACTGATTGCGCGGCTGAAAGCGCTGGCGGAACAGCTGGGTCGTGATGTCAATCTGACAGGCTCCAAAGAAGATCTGGCGATGCGAGTTGCTGAGCTGGAGGAAGAAATTGGGGATGAAGGCGACGGCGAATCTGATGCTGGTGATAATGAGCAGGCTGGTGGCGAAACTACCGCGCAGGCCACCGGCTCAGTGCCGAAAGGCAATGTTCAGGACAGCCTGATCAGGATTAAGACCCTTTTTTCTCTTCATGTTGAAGCCTGGCACGAACTCAGCGATGAGCCGATGTCACTGGTTGAACCCGGCGTCGTTGTTCGGGTTTCACCGGCAGACGCCCAGGAGCTTTTCACGCGTAAGCTAGCCCTTCGCCTGTAACGGGAGGCGCTGTGGCTGAATTCGACAACATTTTTGATGCGGCTATTTCCCGGGCAGATCGCACTATCCGCAGCGTGATGGGGGCTGAGGCGCATATTAAATCGGGTTTGCTGGCCGGCACTGTAGTGACGGGTGTCTTCGACGATCCGGAGAATATTGGTTATGCCGACGGCGGCGTGCGGATAGAGGGCGTCAGCCCCTCTTTATTCGTTGAAACGTCCAGCATCAGAAATCTGCGACGCATGGACATCATCATGATCGCAGATGAACCATTCTGGGTGGAGCGAATAACCCCGGATGACTGCGGCTCCTGCTACGTATGGCTCGGGCGTGGCGAGCCGCCAGCCAGTACCCGCCGCCGGTAGGAGGTTTTATGGGTATTAAAGGTCTAGAGCGGGTGATCGATAACCTGAACACCCTCGATCGCAATATGGTTCCCAATGCCAGCGTCTGGGCTATTAACAGGGTTGCGGCATCAGCAGTATCGCGCGCTGTCCGGGTGGTAGCCCGCGAAGCTGTTGCAGGTGATAACCGGGTCAAAGGGTTACCCGTTCGAATCATCAGGCAGCGCGTCAGGCTCAGCAAGGCGTCGACCTCCGGGAAAAAATGCCGGATCCGGGTGAACCGCGGAAATCTGCCCGCCAAGAAACTGGGGGCGGTACAGGTCAGGCTAACAAGGAAGAAAGGGAGGCTCTTGAAGAAGGGCAGCGTCCTGAAGGTCGGAAAATATCTTTTCAGGGACGCGTTCCTGCAGCAATTAGCCAACGGCCGCTGGCAAATAATGCGGCGAGTCAATGGCAAAAGTCGTTACCCCATCGATGTTGTGAAGGTCCCCCTGGTCGAACCGTTAACAGCGGCTTTTGAACAGGAGAAGCAGCGCATGCTGGAAGAAGACATGCCGAAACAACTCACTGCCGCGCTGCGGCAGCAACTGAGGTTGTATTTAAAGCGATGAAACATACCGAAATACGCTCTGCTGTTATCGATGCGCTGGAAGGCGCTGTAGGGAATAGCGTTATTTATTTCGATGGGCGTCCTGCTGTTATTGAGGAAGAGGATTTTCCGGCCATCGCAGTTTACTTATCTGATGCGGAATACACCGGAGAGGAGCTGGACAGCGATACCTGGCAGGCGACGCTTCATATAGAAATATTTCTGCCTGCTCAGGTTCCTGACTCTGAACTTGATAAGTGGGTGGAAACACGCATCTACCCCGCAATATCGGATATTCCGGCACTAAGCAACCTTATTACTGTAATGGTCCCGCAGGGCTATGAATATCAACGGGACGACAGCCTGGCGCTGTGGAGCTCAGCCGATCTGAAGTACTCAATTAATTACGAAATGTGAGGACAAAATGCCTACACCGAATCCTATGGCTCCCGTAAAGGGCGCCGGCACAACGCTCTGGCTGTATACCGGCACGGGCAACCCGTATGCAAATCCATTGTCCGATGCCGACTGGCAGCGTCTGGCAAAGATTAAGGAGCTGACACCGGGCGAAATGACGGCCGAGTCGTATGACGACACCTACCTGGACGACGATGACGCTGACTGGACGGCGACGGCCCAGGGGGCAAAATCAGCAGGAGATACGTCGCTGACGCTGGCATGGAAGCCCGGAGAGGACGGGCAAAAATCGCTGGTAGCCTGGTTTGTTGATGGCACCGTGAAGGCTTACAAAATCAAGTACCCCAACGGTACCGTGGACGTTTTTAAAGGATGGTGCAGCAGTCTGGGTAAAGCCGTTCCTGCGAAGGAGGTGATCACCCGCACCGCCAAAATTACCAACACCGGTAAGCCTGAGCTGGCGGAAGAGAGCGACTCCCCGGCTATCGCCGTCACCGGTATCAAGCTGGATAAGGCTACAGCAAGCGTGGCCGTCGGCGCCACCACGACTCTCAATATCAGCGTCACGCCAGCAAGCGCCTCGGACCAATCGTTCCGGGCCGCGGCCTCTGATAGCTCGAAAGCGACGGTGGTGGTGAGTGGAAAATCGGTCATTGTCACCGGCGTGGCTGCAGGTACGGTTGATGTCGTTGTCATGAGCAATGACGGCAGCTTTATCGCAACCTGCAAAGTTACCGTAACGGCGGCGTAAGGATAATCAGATGGATTTTCTCAAAAAAGAAGAGTTTGAGCACAACGGCGTCAGGACGCAGATTAGCGAGCTGTCTGCGTTACAGCGCATCAGCTATCTCGAATACCTGGCTCGTGAAGAGAAGGACCTTAGCGTTGACGTGGATGAGCTGAGTGAGCAGGAGGTCAATGCCCGACTCATCAATATGGATATTCGCACAGGCGCGCTGCTCATTGCGCTGTCGCTTTGGCATAACGATCCGTCAGGGCCATCAGAAGAAGAGCTGCAGCAACAGGTACTCCGCTCGTGGCCACCGGAAGCCATTGGCAAGGCTCAAATGCAAATCCAGCTACTGTCCGGCATGTTGCCACCGGTCTTAGATGAAGTGATAGAGACGGAGAGTATTGATAACACTGTACCGGTTGATGAGCCCGTGACCGCGGAAAAGCCTTAGCCAGTGAGCGTGAGTTTGTCCTGAAACTGGCGCGCGAGTTTGGTCGACCCGACTGGCGCGCCATGCTGGCTGGCATGACGTCCTCCGAGCTGGGCGACTGGCATCATTTTTATCGGGAGCGTTATTTCCAGGACGCGCAGCTCGACGCACATTTCTCCGGGCTGCTTTACACCATTTCCACTTTTCTATACCGGGATCCGGACATAACCCCTGCACACTTCAGTCTGCTGTCGCCAACTGCTGAGGCAGTCGGGCAGGTGCAGGACGATGACGCCATGATGCTGGCCGCAGAGGGCATTACAGGAGGCACACGATATGGCCCAGCAGATTAGCGATCTGGTTATTAACCTTGATATCGACAATGCCTCATTCAGTGAGCAGGTTGCCAGGATCAGGAACCAGTTCACCGGTCTGGCGAGTGAGACAGAAAAGGTGCAGGCGCGCATGCGGAACGCGCAGGCCGCCCAGGTAAACGCACTTAAGGCCGTGGGTGATGCCGGCGCAAGTGCTGTATCTGACATGCAAAAACGTCAGGCTACTGCCTCAGCGCAGCTGAACACCGAACTGCAGCAGGTTGCTAGGTCAGTGGAGGAGACGCATCAGCGCGTTGCCGGATTACGACAGCAATACCAGGAGAACGGTGCTCAGGCTGAGGCACTGGCGCGCAGGCAGGATGCGCTGGCTGAGTCTTTTTTTCGCCAGATTGATGGTGTTCGCTCGCTCTCCGGTGAAACCCGATCGCTTGCCAGCGTTCAGGAGCGACTCCGCCAGGCGCGCGCGCAGGGAAATATTACCCAGGGCGATTATCTCTCTCTGCTTTCCCGCACCACGGCACGGCAAAAAGAGCTGCAGCAGGTTGAAGAGAAGGCGAGCCAGGCGCGTGAAAAATTCCTGCGCCAGCTGAAGGCTCAGGTTGTTGAGCAAAAGTTGTCTGACGCAGAGCTTCTGAGGATGAAAGCGGCGCAGTTAGGTGCTGGCGATGCCGCTGAGGTCTATATCCGCAAACTGGAAGCGGCGAAAGAAGCCACGCACGGCCTGGGGATTGATAGTGCCGGTGCCCGTCGCGAGCTTGGCATATTGGCCGGAGAACTATTACGCGGTAACTTTGGCGCGCTGCGCGGATCAGGAATCACGCTGGCTAACCGGGCGGGGTGGATTGACCAACTGATGACTCTGCGCGGACTGGGTATTGCCGGAGTGGTCGGGGGTATCGCTGCATCCGTCATTTTGCTGGGAAAGGCCTGGTATGACGGCGGCAAGGAGGCCGAGGAGTTCAACAAGCAGCTCATTCTTACCGGGAATTATGCAGGTAAAAATGCGGCGCAACTTCAGCAGTTATCCCGGGCGATCTCCGGGAGTGGCGTAACGCAGCATGCTGCGGCTGATGCACTGGCTCAGGTTGTCGGATCCGGTTCATTCTCCGGTGGCGCTGTCGATATGGTGGCAAAAACCGCCGCCCGCATGAAGGAGACCGTCGGCCAGGCGGTGGATGAAACTGTCCGACAGTTTAAGCGACTGCAGGAAGACCCTGTCAGTGCCGCACAGGAGCTGGATCAGGCTATCCACTTCCTTACGGCAGCGCAGCTGGAACAAATACGCGTCCTCGGTGAACAGGGCCGCAGCGCGGATGCAGCAAAAATCGCGATGTCAGCCTATGCGGATGCGATGAATGAGCGTCTGACAGACGTGCATAACAACCTGGGCTGGCTGGAAACGGCATGGCGGGCTTTGGGTAATGCTGCCGCATGGTCCTGGGATCGGATGCTGGATATCGGTCGCGAAGATACCATTGAGGAAAAAATTGCCGCCCTGCGCCAGAAAATTGCGAATGCCGGGCAGCAGATTGGCCGGATTTATATTCCGGTTAGCCAGGAGGACCGGGACCAACTCGCGGAACTGGAAGAGCAGAAATTCCAGAATGATTTAAAGAATGCCCGGGATAAGGCCGACCAGAACGAACAGGAAAGGCTGAAGCGGCGCAATCGGCAGAACGCTGAACTTAATCGACTGAATGAGACGGAAGCCTCCAGGCACAAGCGTGAACTGGCGCGCATTAATGCAATGGAGTATGCCGATGCGGATGTCCGTGAGGCTGCGGTAGGACGGGAGAACGAACGTTACAAAAAGGCCCTTGAAAACAAGAATAAGAAGCCTGCTGTCCGCACCTCTGCAGGTGACAAGGCTTCTGAGGGGGCGCGGTCTGAGCTTCTTTCCCTGCAGGCACAGCTTAAAACCCTGCAGCAGCATACCAACGTTAATGATGTCATCAGCAAGCAGCGACGTGAACTGTGGCAGACGGAAAATCAGTATGCAGTTTTACAGGAGGCTGCAGGGCGACGGAAGCTGTCTGCGCAGGAAAAATCGCTTCTCGCCCACAAGGAAGAAACGCTGGAGTATAAGCGTCAGCTGGCGGATCTCGGAGATAAAATCGCTCGCCAGCAAAAACTGAATGACCTCACCGACCAGGCCAATAAGTTTTCGCAGCAGCAGAGCGCCGTGCGTGCTGGGTTACAGGCTCAGGCTAATGGTGTGTCAGGGCGTGATGCCACCCGGGAAGCAACGCTGCAACGCCTGAGAGAAACCTATTCATTTAATCCTCAGGCTCAGCAGAAGGTGCTTGCCGAACAGCAGGCTACCTATGAGGCCGAGGATGCCCTCCGCTCGAACTGGCTCGCTGGCGCAAAGCAAGGGTGGGCCGAATATCAGGAGTCTGCCACTAACGTATTCTCATCCGTTCAACAGGTCTCTCAGGCAGCGTTTGGCGGGCTGGCAAACCAGCTGACAGCGCTGAATACAACCGGAAAAGCCAGTTTTAAAGAGTTCACATCCTCCATTCTGAAGATGATCGCGCAGGTCATTAATCAGCTGACTGTCGCCTACACCGTTCAGGCCGCTATGGGCTGGCTAAGTGGTGGTTCCAGCTCACCTTCTTCAGGGCAGTCTTTTTCAGTACCTTCGTACCGTCCACCCGGTTACGACGGTGGTGGGTTCACCGGCTATGGAGGAAAATTTGAGCCGGCGGGCGTCGTGCATCGCGGTGAGTTCGTATTCACAAAAGAGGCGACCAGTCGAATCGGGATCGGCAACCTCTACCGGATGATGAGGGGTTACGCTACCGGTGGATATGTCGGCGGAGGGGCGCCCGCTGGCTTGCCTGCTGGTGGGGCAATTAGTGTCTATGCACCTGTCAGCGTGACTACCCAACAAACAGGAGCAGATCAGCAGCAGGGGAATTCCGACGTCGTCGGAAAAGCCTACCAGCAGGTAGTTGATCGGTCTGTTCGCGATGGGATTGCGAGAGAGCTACGCCCCGGTGGCATTATCTGGAGTGCAAATAACCACAGGTAATAATATGGCGATTGAAGTATTCAGCTGGCGAATTCAGGCCACCAGCCAGTCCGCAACAAAAAGCACTGATAATATCCGCAAGGTTCAATTTGGTGACGGCTATTCACAGGTTTCCGGTAATGGAATAAATGAAGAGGTCCTGAGCTATGAATTTTCATTTTCCGGCGACCCGCAAACAGCGTTAGATATTTATGCTTTTCTGCGAAGGCATAAAACAAAGTCATTTTCGTTTAAGCCTCCATTTGGTGACCTTGCATTATGGCGAGTTGCTGGGAACTCCCTGCAAAAAGTACCGCTCAGCAAAAAAGTAATCACCATATCCGCAACCTTTGAACAGGCATTTGCACCATGAGTTTAAATAGCGATTATCAAAAGCTGGAGCCCGGAAATGAAATCAGGCTCTACGAAGTTGATGGCACGGCGTTTGGCGTTGACGATGTTCTGCGATTTCATGCTCATAATATCGCGCATACGCCGGAAGAAATAAGCGCTGCGGGAGAGGATGAGTCGAAGCTCCCGGCGAAGGCCATCTGGTGGCAGGGAATGGAGTATTCTGCGTGGCCGTGTCAGATAGAGGGAATTGAGGCGTCAACGAGCGGCAGTGGCGCGCAGCCAAAGTTGTCGGTCGCTAACCTCGACAGCTCCATTACCGCGCTGTGTCTGGCATATGATGATTTGCTGCAGGCTAAGGTGTCTATCCACGACACGCTGGCGCAGTATCTGGATGCTGAGAACTTCCCGGCTGGAAACCCAACGGCCGATCCGACGCAGGAGAAGCTGAAGGTCTTTTACATCGATGCGAAGAGCAGTGAGTCGAATGAGGCTGTCGAATTTACACTCTCGAGTCCGATGGACCTGCAGGGGCTGATGATCCCTACGCGGCAGCTGCATTCGCTCTGTACCTGGTGTATCCGCAACCAGTACCGCTCTGGAGATGGCTGTGATTATGCCGGCAGCCGCTATTACGACAAGAACAATAATCCCGTCGATGACCCTGCTAATGATGTGTGTAACGGCACACTGCGGGCATGCAAGCTCAGGCATGGTGAAAATAATGAGATCCCCTTTGGGGGGTTCCCCGGTACCAGTCTCATTCGGAGCTGATATGCGCCAGAAAACCATTGATGCAGTCATGGCTCATGCAGAGTCTGAGTATCCGCGCGAGTGCTGCGGCGTAGTCTGCCAGAAGAGCCGGGTTGAGCGTTATTTTCCCTGCCGCAATCTGGCAGCTGCGCCGGAGGAGCATTTCCATCTGTCGCCGGAGGATTACGCCGCCGCCGAGGACTGGGGCACGGTTATTGCCATTGTCCACAGTCACCCGGACGCAACAACGCAACCGAGCGAGCTGGATAAGGCGCAGTGCGATGCGACTCTGCTGCCGTGGCATATTGTCAGCTGGCCGGAGGGAGATCTCCGGACCATTCAACCCCGGGGAGAGCTGCCGCTGCTGGAGCGCCCGTTTGTGCTGGGCCATACAGACTGCTACGGGCTCATCATGAGTTATTTCCGTCAGACGCACGGCATTGAGATCCCCGATCTGCGCCTGGACTATCCCTGGTGGGAAGATGGCTACCCTGAGAATTTATACCGGGACCACTGGTACGAGTGCGGATTCCGGGAGTTATCTGGCCCTCTGCAACCAGGCGATATGGCCATCATGCAGGTGCAGGCTAATAAGTGGAACCATGCCGGGATCCTGCTGGAGGGCAACATGCTGCTCCACCACCTGTACGGCCACCTCAGCCAGAGAGTGCCTTATGGCGGCTACTGGCAGGAGCGGACGATGAAAATCGTCCGGCATATCAAACTGTTAAAGGAGACTGAACGATGAAGGAAATTATGGTCAGCATTGAGCTGGGCAGCACGCTGGGAAAGAAGTTTGGCAAAACGCACCGGCGTCTGATTGGCAAGACGGGAGAGGCCGCGCAGGCACTGGCAAAAACGCTCCCCGGTTTTGAAAGGTTTATGATCTCCAGTCAGGCGCGTGGCCTGACCTACGCCGTGTTTCAGGGGCGGCAAAATATCGGTGAAGATGAGCTTGGATTGCCAATTACGGGGGAAGTGATTCGCATAGTACCTGTGATTATAGGCAGTAAAAAGGCAGGGCTTTTTCAGACTATTCTTGGTGCCGCTTTGATAAGTGTAGCTGCCTTTGCTTCCGGAGGAATGGCTCTCGGCTTTGCTGGGGGAACTGCTTTTGCAGGTGGCTGGGGGATGGCTGCAGCAGTTGGAGCGTCAATGGCACTTGGCGGTATAGTCCAGATGCTTTCTCCCCAGCCCAAAGGGCTTGCCAGTAAACAGGATAGTGAAAACAAAGCATCCTATGCCTTTGGCAGCGTGACCAATACCACCGCTCAGGGAAACCCGGTTCCGCTGGGATATGGTAAGCGTCGTATCGGCGGAGCGATTATATCTGCCGGGATATATGTTGAAGATAAACAGTAAGCCGAAAGGCAGGAGGTATTCATGACGTTAGAGCAGAGAGTGAAGTTGCTTGAAGAGGAACGCAATAAAGCCGATGAAAATCAAGTTGCTTTATTGCGTAAAGCGGCTGAAGATGCTGCTATTTCTTTGGCAAAATATCTAAAGCAAACTCCATAACTTCTACAATTTCAGGGCTTTTTTCCTTCCATATCTCAATTTGTTTTTTAGTATTCTCCTCAATTAGCTCCAGAGCTGTTACTGACTGAATTGCAGCAAGTTGTTTGACAATAAACTCCAGCGCTCCAACCCGGAGTTGTAATAACTGAATAGGGTCGCTTTGATCAAATGACATATTAATATTCTCAACAGAGGTAATCAGCCACTTCCTCCGTAGTTGAGAGCACCAGCGTCCGACCGCTGGTGGGCTGAGTCTTTACAATAACCAGGTATGCCACCGAGCAACATCCTGATATTCAAACAGTAGCCGCGTTGAGCGGCTTTTTTATGGGCGCGATATGGCAACAGCAACTGTGATTAAAGGCCGCAAAGGTGGCAGCTCCAAGGCGCGTACACCAACAGAACAACCGGATGATCTGCAGTCCGTCGCTAAGGCTAAAATTTTGCTGGCGCTGGGAGAGGGTGAATTCGCTGGTGGACTGACGGCAAAGGATATTTATCTGGATGGCACTCCGCTGGAAAATGCCGACGGATCCCAGAATTTTAGTGGTGTGGCATGGGAGTTTCGCCCAGGCACGCAGGCGCAGACTTATATCCAGGGTATTCCGGGTTCTGAGAATGAAATCGGCGTAGGCACCGAAATAAAGAGTTCAACCGCCTGGACCCACACTTTTACGAACACACAGCTGTCCGCGATCCGCCTGCGCTTGAAATGGCCGTCACTGTTTACTCAGGAAGATGACGGGGACCTGGTCGGTAATACGGTGAAATATGCCATCGATCTGCAAACTGATGGTGGCAGCTGGCAGACGGTGGTTGATACGGCCGTAACCGGAAAGACGACGTCGGGCTATGAGCGTAGCCATCGTATTGAACTCCCTCAGGCGGGAAGTACCTGGACTGTACGTCTGCGTAAAATCACTGCTGATGCGAACAGTGCAAAGGTCGGTGACAAAATGACGCTGGAAAGCTACACAGAGGTCATCGACGCAAAATTACGCTACCCGAACACCGCATTGCTGTATATCGAATTTGATTCCAGTCAGTTTAATGGCTCTATTCCGCAGATTGCCTGTGAGCCTAGAATGCGCGTAATCCGGGTGCCGGATACCTATAACCCGGAGACCCGGGAATATTCTGGCGTCTGGACCGGTGCATTCAAGTGGGCGTGGACCGATAACCCAGCCTGGATTTTTTATGACCTTGTGGTGAGCGGTCGATTTGGCCTAGGTAACCGCCTGACTGCTGAAAACATCAGCAAGTGGACGCTCTACGAGGTGGCTCAGTATTGCGACCAACTGGTCCCGGATGGAAAGGGAGGCGATGGTGTAGAGCCTCGTTATACCTGTAACGTTTACGTGCAGGATCGCAATGACGCCTATACCGTCCTGCGTGACTTCGCGGCCATTTTTCGGGGTATGGTCTACTGGGGAGGAGACCAGATTGTTGCCCTGGCTGATATGCCTCGCGATGTGGATTACACGTATACCCGGGCAAATGTGATTGACGGTAAGTTTACCTACTCCAGCAGTTCCGCAAAAACGCGTTACACCACTGCACTGGTGTCATGGTCAGACCCGGCCAACGCCTATTCTGACGCCATGGAGCCTGTTTTCGAGCAGCCACTGGTAGCGCGCTATGGCTTCAATCAGCTGGAAATGACGGCCATCGGATGTACCCGTCAGTCGGAGGCGAACAGGAAGGGGCGCTGGGGTATCCTCACCAATAATAAAGACCGTGTCGTTACGTTTGGTGTTGGCCTTGATGGTAATATCCCGCAGCCGGGTTACATCATCGCCGTAGCAGATGAAATGTTGGCAGGTCGTTCCAACGGCGGTCGCATCAGTGCTGTCAGTGGGCGAGTCATTACCTTTGACCGCAACGTTGATGCAAAACCCGGCGCGCGCCTGCAGGTTAACCTGCCGTCAGGAACCTCCCAGAGCAGGACTATTCAGTCCGTTAACGGCGCCCGTCAGGTAACCATCACCACCCCATTCAGCGAAGCCCCTCAGACGGAGTCCGTATGGGCTATTGAGTGGGATGAGCTATATCTGCAACAGTATCGTGTGGTTAGCGTGTCCGATAACAGCGATGGCACATTTACTGTATCTGGTGCTGCTCACGATCCAGATAAGTTCTCCCGTATCGATACCGGCGCCATCATTGACGACCGTCCGGTGAGCGTAGTTCCGCCGGGACATCAGGCTGCGCCGGAGGGCGTGTCCATCACGTCATATTCAGTAGTGAACCAAGGGATCAGCATTGAAACCATGCAGGCCAGTTGGGCTGCCGTTAAAAATGCCATCTCTTATGAGGCTCAGTGGCGCCGTAACGACGGGAACTGGATCAACGTTCCTCGCAGTTCAACCACCTCTTTTGACGTAAGTGGCATTTATGCTGGCCGGTATCTGGTGCGCGTCCGTGCAATTAACGCGGCTGAGGTGTCGAGTGGGTGGGTATACTCTGACGAGAAGACACTGACCGGGAAAGTTGGTGAGCCACTGGCACCAGTTGGCTTGCGCACAACATCGTTGGTTGCGGGTATCGAGATTGCGTGGGACTTCCCGGCAAACTCAGCGGACACGCAGCGTACCGAGGTTCAATATAGTCAGGACCAGAATGGCAACGGTGCGCTGCCGCTGACAGACATGGCCTACCCGGGTAATAAATATCAGCAAATGGGCCTGCAGTTTGCCCAGCAGTTCTGGTATCGCGCTCGTTTGGTCGATCGCCTCGGCAATAAATCGCCGTGGACCAGCTGGGTGTTCGGGATGGCCAGCGACGTCATGGACGACTACTACCGCAATCTGGACGATGCAATACGCGATACGGATACGTGGGATGAGCTGAACAAAGGAATTCAGGACACGTCAGACGCCGCGCAGCATGCGAACGACGTTGCCGATGCGGCGCAGCGCGATGCGAATGCGCTGGCGAACGATGTGGCAAAAAACGTCTCTGATATAACCCAGGCGGCGGCTCAGGGTAAGGCGAATGCCGAGAATTTGGCAAAGGAAATCCGCGACCGGGCCGCCGGCGATATCGCCAACGCGAAAAAAGCGGCGGACGATGTTGCGGCCGCGGTTAAAAAAGCGGAAACGGATGACTCGGCCATCGCCAAAGAAGCGGCGGATAATCTGCTCTCAGCTAAAAATGAGGTTGAGTCGCAGATCTCCAGCACCAACACCACGATGCAGGACGGTTTTGACAGCCTGGCGCAGCAGATTGCGTCCGTTTCCGCCGGCACCGGTGAGCAGTTCGACAGCCTGAAAATCTGGTATTTCGATAACGGCCCGGAGGGCTGGAGCACCGATGATACCGGAAACTCTCTTCTGCCCACGACCGATGAGGGATGGGTACTACCAGCAGGTAGCTCGTCAACGATGCGCTCACCGAATCCGCTGGCCATTGATGGCACTGCTTACAAATACCTGCGCCTGCGTATTCAGCGCGTGGGTAATCCTGTCTGGCGTGGCGCCATGTACTGGATCGGCGCTGATGAAACAGGCTGGGCTGATACCCGTCGACTGATAGTCGATGAACCAGCGTTCGACCCGGCCACGGGTCTGACGGTGCTGTCGATTGCGGATATCAGATGGGGCGCCTCCGGAACTATTCGCCGGCTACGTTTTGATTTTGCAACGAACCAGGACGCAAATAACTATTTTGCCGTCGACTGGTTAGCAGTTGGCCGGCCGACGCCCGGCGCCAGCCAGGCGCAGATCCAGGACCTGCGATCGGCGATGACTTCTGCCGATGCCGCCGAGGCCGCTGCACGGAACACGCTGGCGGTTCAGCTGCGCGGGAATGAAACCGGCACCGACCCCAACAAATTGGTCAGCGGTCTGCTGTACAACGAGCGCAAGGCGCGCGTAACGGCAGAACAGGCGATAGCATCGGATGTGAACACGCTACGAACCGACTACAACGCGAATAAGGCGTCGGTCACTCAGCGTCTCGATACGCTGACCAGCGAAAATCAGGCCCAGGCAAACTCTCTCACCCAGCTTGATTCCGGGCTCAAGGACGCGAACAGCAAGATCGGAGCCAACAGCTCGGCGATTCAGAATCTGAAAACCAGCGTGACGGCGATTGATGGCCGCGTGTCCGCTAATAGTCAGGCGATTACCGGTCTGAGCAGTACGCTGAATGGTATGTCGGTCGGTGGCACAAACCTGCTGCTGAATTCTGATAAAAGCTCAGCTCCAGTGCGGTTACGCTCTACATCCAGCAAATACAGTTCCTACTCGATGTCGCCGGTATCGTTCATGCGTGCTGCAGATATCAAAGAGCCGACACCCTTTACATTGTCACTTTGGTATCAGGAACTGGATGAAGGGTTTGGAACGGATAAGCCGTTTTCAACGGTGGCACTAGGAAAAGGCAGCGGTGGCGATAACTGGTCGCTGCGTTTTTATGTGAACCAGGGAAAAATCACCCGTTATGCAGATAACCTGTATCGCTGGACAGGGACGTTGGTCGCGCCGGCAGGTTCGAAAATTGCGGTTAATGGGAATGCAGTGACCATCATTCTGGAGGACACAACCCAGAGCACAGGCTGTCAGTTGGTCCGCTTCCAGCTTGAGCGCGGAACGCTGGCAACCGACTGGCGCGCCACACAGGAGGATAATGCCAGTGCGGATGCGGTGCAGGGTCTAACTACACGAGTCGATGCAGCTGAAGGCAGGATCGAAACGGCCAGCCAGGCCATCACGCAGCTGCGCGGCGACGTGTCGAGTGTACAGGGAGACCTGGCGAAAAAAGCCGATGCCAGCGCGTTGCAGCAGCTGCAGACAACGGTAACACAGCAGGGGAAAACGCTGTCATCGCAGGGCAGCGCCATCACTGAGTTGCAGAACAGCGCAACCAACGGGAAAAAGAACTACTGGGTACAGCAGCTGTTCTACATCCGGGCGTCCAGCTCGACCTATATCCCGTCGCTTTCAGATCTGGCCGGCGTGCAGCCGGCGTCGATTTCCGAGGTGGCCGATGCCGCCAGCCTGGATTTTACGTCCGCAGGCTCGAACGTGTTCGCCTATTTCAAGGCCCTGGTTTACGTCAGTGCCGATAAAGAGGTGATCTGCAAGCCCGGCTCGCGAGTCATGGATGATACGGGTCAGATCTACATCAACAGCGTCAGCGTGGCGAAGCTCAGCTCGGCGCAGGATACGGTCACGCTGTCGTTCAAAAAAGGATGGAACACTATCGAGGTTGTGACCCAGCAGTGGTCCGGAAACGCATATTTCCGGCTGGGCCTGAAACTTTCTGACAACGTTGACCAGATGTTCTCCGGCGCTGGCCAGCTCGCTGCCGCCAGCGCATCGCAGGTACTGAACTCGCGGGTGGAGGCCGCGGAGGGCAGCATTACGTCGCAGGGCCAGTCAATCACTCAGTTGAATAACAGCCTGGGAGACGTCAATAAGACGCTGGGCAACAAAGCTGACGCCTCTGCTCTGAGCTCCCTGGCAACCCGGGTATCGAATGCAGAAGGCAAGCTGTCTTCTCAGGGCGAAAGTATCACGGCACTGAGCAACAGCATCACCGCCGGGGAGAACCTGGTGCCAAACCCGAATATGCTGAATGACGGTCAGGGGTGGTTAAAACAGGGAGCCGTATCGACGATTGACGGTTATCCTGCTCTGAATTCAACGGCTGGCTGGCAACCATCATCCGGGAAATTCCAGGTAACCGCCGGGGATATTCTGGATCTTGCCGTCAGCATCCAGGTTAGCGCTGCCGCCAGCCTGTCCGTGGGACTACGCTTCGATGGTCCCAGCGTCAGCAACGTCACTGCTTATACCGGAGACCACGCCTTCACTGCAGGTGAAAAATACCGGTTTGAGAAAACCGGGATCGTTGTACCGGCGGGCTGTACGACAGCTTTCCTGCAAACGAACGGCCACACCGCCGTGACCGTTTCGCTCTATAACCCTATAATTACGCGCAGAACTGCGGCGGTCACGGCGAACGCAGCGGCAATCAACAGCCTGACATCGCGCGTTACCTCCACTGAGGGGAAGATCACCTCTCAGGGGCAGAGCCTGACCAGTCTGCAGAACACCCTCAGCGGGTTGTCGGGAAAAGTTGACGGTAAGGCGGATGCCGGCGCCGTGAACTCGCTGACAAACCGCGTGACGGCGGCAGAGGGAAAACTCTCGGCCCAGGGCCAGAGTCTGACCAGCCTGCAGAATTCGCTGAGCAGCTCGGACGCCAGCGCCGACGCAGACGGCAATATTCCGGGCAACATGATCGCTAACGCCTCGTTTGAGCGCGGGCAGGGCGGTTACACGACCTGGAATGATAAGGTGACCGTCGTCACCGGTGGAAACTTCGGCA